ATAGAATGATTAATGATTACATTTCAATTGAAAGTGCAAACCCAATTGACTTGGCGGTTAACGTTGATGTTGTGTTGGATGCTAGTCAAAACCAAGGTGCGATTGTATCTAAAATAATTGATATTATAACAACATACTTTAGTCCTACAACAAGACAATTAGGTCAAAATGTTGTGGTATCTGAATTAAGAAGATTAATCCAAGCTGAAAATGGGGTTATAAGTATTTCTGATATGGAATTCTTTAATAAGGTTGGAGGTCAGTATTCTTCAAATCAAACATCTCAAAAATATTCAGATTCGGCAACTAAACAAATCCAATTAATTGCGGACACAATTTTTGCTGAACCTACTCAAATTTACCAAATTAGATACCCAAACAAAGACATTAACGTAAGGGTTATCAATTTAAGTACGGTTAATTTCTCCTGATAATTTATTTTTTTTTAATTAGAACTACTTTTTGAAAATAGGAACTAAACTATTTATCAAAAAAAGACTTTAATGCCAAAATCATATAGAATAAGGACACAAGTAGGTGTTGACAAATATATCAACGTAAAGTTAGATCAAGATTTTGATTTCTTAGAAATACTATCTTTAAAAATTAATCAATCAGACCTTTATACAAAGGTGTGTTCTGACTATGGAGTTGTGGTTGGTAGAGTTGTGGTTAATGGTGGATTTGGTCTACCTAATGCAAAAGTTTCAATATTCATACCTCTAACACCTGAGGATGAATTAAACCCTACTATTTCTGAGTTATACCCTTATAAAACATTATCTGATAATAATGAGGCGGGTTATAGATATAACCTTTTACCACATGACCCGTCATATAGTGTTCATTCAGCAACAGGTACTTTCCCAAATAGAGAAGAAGTTTTAATAGATCAGACATATATTGAGGTTTACGACAAGTATTATAAGTACACGGTTAAAACCAATGATAGTGGAGATTACATGATTTTTGGTGTTCCAATTGGAACTCAAAATGTTTTTATGGATGTTGATTTATCTGACATTGGGTGTTTTTCTTTAACACCACAAGATTTGATTAATGCGGGACAAGCAACAGAAACTCAAGTTAATGGGTCAACATTTAAAAAATCAACAAATCTAAGTGAATTACCACAGATTAAGACATTAAATAAGAATGTTGATATTTCACCACTTTGGGGTCAAGAAGACATTTGTCAAATAGGTATAACGAGAGTTGATTTTGACTTAACTAATGAAGCGAATGTGACCATTAGACCTAACGCTATATTGATGGGGTCTATAATATCCACGACAAATGAGGATGCACTTAAAACAAGTTGTAAACCTATAAATAATACATGTAATTTATGTGAGTTAATTGCGGGACCTGGACAAATATTATCTATTAGACAAACAATTTATCCTGATAAAAATAATTTTCCTGTTCTTGAAGAACATAAGTTTGAACAAGATGGAAAGATTATAGATGGGGACGGATCATTTTTAGCAAATGTACCAATGAATTTGGATTACATAGTAACTAATGAATTTGGTGAACAAGTTATATCAAATGACCCAACAAAAGGAATACCAACAAAAGGTAGATATCGTTTTAAATTCAAATGGAATAATGAGGGTGGTTTACAGAATGAGTTTCAAAGAGCAAATTTCTTAGTACCTAATATTAAAGAACACGGGTGGGTATCAAGCTCAACGGATCCTTTTGACCCAAACTCAACAACACCTTTTTCTATTATAATGCCATCAACATTTCCCGTTAATCCACCACAATACACTGGATCAACAACGGCAACATCAAATGGGGGTCTTTTATTTGAGGACTCTATTAATAGTAAGAACTTTACAATATATATTGATGATGGTAGTGGTCCACAACCATATTATGGTGATATAAGTGTGATACCTGTAAATGCGGGTGATATTGTTTTAGCGGTTTCAGAACCAATAGATAACACTCAACAACAAGAAGTTAATTTTACTTTTTATCCTCAGAATTATTTTGACTTATTAAGATCGTATAGTTTTAGTTTAGATTGGGATGATTATGTGGATCCTCTGTCAGCAATCAATTGTGAGGATACATTCTACGAAATGAACTATAATAAAGTTTATACAACGGCAATGTTCCTTGATAGATACAAAAATGGTGTGTCAAGGGCAAGACATTTGGGTATTAAAGAAATTGATAACAGAACTTGTAAGTCAACGGTAAATACGTTTCCATCTAATGATATTATTAGAAATTTTGATATCATATTTTTTATATTTAACATACTAATTAACGTTTTAACGTTTCCTTTATTAGTATTACTATTTGTTGCTCACTTCATAGCGTGGGTATGGCCTGTTTTAAAGTACTTGTTAATTGTTTTAGGGATATATTTCGCTTATGATGCCATAAGGGATATGATTGACTGGATTAATTCCTTAATTGAGGTATTTGCATTTGCACCATTAGGTGGTCCTGTAATTAATTTTGGTTTGATTTTAAGAATTGCGGCACAAGCACTATCTTTCATATTTAGATTAGCCTTATCAATCGCGTTCATTATATTTACGGTTAAATTCTTACTTAAAATTAAGAATTTTCCAAGGATAGGATTACCAATGATATCTTATCCTGAGTGTACAAGTTGTGATTGTGATTGTGGTCCTGCAACTTTAGATGATGACATTGATGAAAACTCAGTTAGTGATTCAATCGACGAACAACAATCAGACACAGTCGACGTTCAATTTGGTCAGGCAAACGGATTTTTAGCGCCTGTTAATACCCCCGCATCATATAATGTTATTCACCCTAATAGTCAAAATAAACCAATTGAGGATCAAATGCAAAATAATAGAGGACCATTTTGGAATGGTCCTTGTCTTGATGGTGCTACAGATTCATGTCAGGATTGTGGAGTACCATCGTTAATTACCGCAGCAATGAACCAAGATATAACTTCTGAAGTTACGGGAAGAGGAATCGTTGACTATCAAAGAATGTTCTCAGGTTATGATATATTAAGCTCAACGGGGGTAGTGAATGAAACTACTATTTTTGGTAATGAATTTGCTTTATACCATGCTCCTCAACCATTTATATTTTCCGCTTGGAATCTTATAGGTCTTAACCTAAGAGGTTTTGCTTTCCCAACTAAAGAAACATTTCCACAAAAATTAAACGAATTTAATACAAGAGATAAATATTTTGGGTTAAACGCAACAAATAGAGTTAGAACATATATTAATCCATCTTTAAATGGAAATACTTTTTTTGAGGATCAAATTGTGGTTCTTTTAGCAAACCCTGGAACAAAAGATCAAATGCAAGTTGGTAAACCAATTAGTTTTAATGACCCATTAAAATCTAATGGTTATGTTAACATAACGGGAGGAACATTAAACGAATTTGGTAATAATGCAATTACAGGTACAACAACAACGGGAACAACCTCAATAAATGTTAGTTGGGCCGATCCGTCAAATATTAATACTACAACACTTTTAAGTTTAGGTTTCATTATTAATCAACCTGTGATATCAAATATACCATCATCAATTGTTGGTGATGAGGTTGGGTATTTACAATATCCCACCGATGTGGAATATTTTCAGATGATAACAGGTATGACGGTAACAGATTACTTGGCATTAACTGGTACCGAATCAGGTACATTACCAACAAGTTCCTTTTTAAAACATAGAATTGAATTTTTATATCCTTGTGGTAGTGGTTATAACACCTATGATGCGGGTGAGGCCTTTACTCAAATGACAAATTATGAAAATTTTGAAATTATCATACTAAATAGGGGTGTTGACGTAAATACCGCACCACAAAAAATTAAATATGATTTATCAAGAATATTTGGAGAACCATTTGGGACTGTTATAACCTCTGAAGGTGATTATTATTTAAATGTCCCAATACAACCGACAGGATTAAAACCTGCTAGTCATAATACCGCAACAAATACGGCAACTAATCTGTATTTCCCTTCATATAATTTTAATATAGGACCTGCGGATGGTGCTAATCCTAATTATACCGCATTTACTTCAGACTACCCATATTACTATCTCTCAACTGACGACCTTAGTGTTGCCGATTACCAACCAGTTAGTGTATGGCAATTTATTGGATCTTCTTCATTAACTAGTACTCCAAGAACAATATTATCTGTTAATAATTATACGTTACCAAAATCAACCTCCGACTATATTGGTGGTGGAACATTCTTAGGGTCACAAAGTAATGCTTTGTATCCTTCTTCTAGTAATAGTGTTAATACGGCACCTTTTTTTGGAGGTCAGGGTAAAGGGGAAATAGGTAATGTGCCATCAAATCAATTGAATGCATTATATTCACCTGTTTATTATAGATATGGATTACCTGGTGTTAATTTTAATGATAAAACTAAGATGGTTATGAGAAGTGACCGTTTACCAACATCTACAAAAACTGAAGATGGTGCAGGATCAAAAACGGGTTATGCGTTACATCAAAATAATAATTTTACATTTTATAGTACTGATGGAACTGCCTCAACATCAGGAACAAATTTAGCATCGGATTTGGCTTCAGGTAACCAACTTGATTTACCTGATAATATTGGATCAATTACATCTACGTTAACTTGTGATGATATGGTTTCGTTACAATGTTATCAAGGTTCGGGTAATGACGTTACAGTTATACCTCCTGATCAGTGTATTGTACCTGAAAATAGAGTTAAAAAAGGATGTTATTGTTTATTAAATAAAAAGTACCTTACAGAATATGATGAAGACGTAAAACTATTCTTAGAGTGGAAAACAAGGTTTACAATTACCTTTGCTGCTTGTCGTGGAGTGTTTGCTCAGGTCTTCCAAAACAATTGGATAAACGGAGTTTTATATATGTATGCGTTCAATAAAACATCAACATATACAATACAAGATCCTAATACTCCTACTTATAATTATTGTGATGATGTAATCATTTTTAATGAATTAAATAATGGGTTTTATTATAGATCGTCACCATGGAAAGAAAGTTCACAACAATTTATTGGTAAAAATAAACCTTTGATTAATCCAAATTGGTCATCATCAATAGTTAATGGATATCCAGGGTTAGGTTATAATGAAAAACAAATTCAATTCCCAACAACAATTGCGGATTTAGGACCAAGAGATCAATTCATTACTGAAATATGTAATAACTCAAATTTTAATGGTTATTTGGTTGATCAAGTCAAATCAACCTCATATCAAGATACGTCTGATTTAATACAGGTTGGATTTTTATCAAGATTACTAAATGATACGTTTAGACAGGCTATATTACCTATATCAAGTGGTGGGGGTAATACGGAAGGAAAAGGTATAATCCAATTCTTTAATAGTGGTAGAAAAGGAGATAGAATTGATGGTGATTTTGCTCAAGCTCTATCAATAAATTCTGAATGGAAAATGAATCCGTTTATATTTGAAAATTACCCTAACCCAGATTCAATCTATTTTGGAAATGACAATCAGTCTCCGGCAAGACCTGTTTTTGGAATTTTATTTGAAACTCCAACCGAGGAGTATAAATATAGAAGAAGGTTTACTCCTGGTGTTGAAACATATAGTCAATCACCATTAATACAAGATTATTATGGGTATCCAAAAACTCAAGATGTACCACATTACCAATGGATAATAGATTCATCACCAAATATATTTGGTTCTGAAAATAATAATTGGTATACGGGTGGTCCTCAATTCTTCCATAAGGGATATCAAAATTTGGATTTCAATGTTGATCCATATTTCCAATCTTCAACCACTAAATTAGGTATGATAACTAATTTTGATGTTAATGGAAATCCTGCCCCTACACCACAAGTTACAAATCAAGTTATAGTTGGAGCACCATTCCATTTTTATTTTGGATTAAATAATGGTAAAACCGCAATTGATAAATTTGTTAAATTATATGTAAATAACGAGGGATAAGATGATAGATAACTCAA